TGGGAATCCTAATATAAGTGGAAAGGCAGAGTGCGAAGATAGCTCGCGTTGCTACCTATCGCATGCGTACAATTTCGCGGTGCGCCTGCGTATGTTATCACGTGCATGACCCGTGCGGATTATCTATGCCGTTCACCACGACCACGATTTGTGGGTTGATGTCACCCCATCATAAGTAAAAATAACAGTCCTTATGAAAACCGACATCTATTGCTCTAGAACAACTTTATTATAGGGGATGCACTCCTAGCGGCATTTACACGTAAGCCTGCTGGAACGCTCGCTTCTCTTTCCCATGGCGGGCGGCCGCGAGAATAACCCGTACAATGTCCCAACGTGGTTCGCATATTAAGAGGCGTGTTGGGCACTACTGGCTAGGGAGGATGGGGTTGCACCATCTCACTGCGGGTCAAAGCCGCATATCCAAACTGTTAGATTACTCCCCATTATGGGGCTTACGCCCCTTCAATCTTATAGATTGAATAGAAAAGGATTAAAGATGTCAAAAAGACTAGGGATGTCTTTTGTAGTTAGAGAAGTGTGGTAAGAGCCATACTTTTTACAAAAAGCTTCAATTTTTTCTTTATAAGCATTCTGCGCAGCAGTCATAGCCTTATACGCTTCATCTACTTCCGCGGCCATCATCTTACGCTCCGCGGCTTCCTTTTCCTTCTGCGCCTTAGCCTCCGCGGCCTTACGCTCTGCGAGAATCTTCTCGCGATTTTCAGCTTCCTTTGCTTCAAATTCAGCCTTATTTGCTTCTTCTACTGAATTGTAGAATTTTTGTGTCTTGTCTGAATAAATACGAATTGCCATAATAAGTTCCTCTCCTTTTAATTAGCATATTTCCAGATAAAACCTTTTGAGGTTTTACTTAATCCGGTACAAGCATTAGTAATTGCGCTAATAGACTTTAAGCCCATTGCTTGCGCCGCGTCTTTTATGGTATCAAAGGTCTTTATAAAATTACCATTTTTATCATATTGATTTACTTTTTGTTGTCCATGATGTTTTTTTGCCTTTACTTGCTTAACTAATTCTTTAATAGGAACTTCATCATTTTTATATTTCCAAATAAAATGATAAGCAGAAGTTAATTTATGCTCACAAGCATAACAAATATTACTTGTATTCGCATTGCTATTATTAAGACTGCGGACAGCGGCGGCAATAGATGAATATCCAGCCACAAACACCCCATCTAGTGTATATTGCTCTATTGGAATGGCTTTATAAGCATTGGCGCGATATAATCTTTCTTTTTTAGAAATATTATTCGCATCTAATCTCGTGGCAACGGTAGCCACATGGCATTGTAAACATTCTGCTATTTCACTTACTGTTTTTCCTTCGTCCCACAGTTTTAAAATATCTTCTGTATTATACAACATAGGCATCGTTTGTCCGCCAGCAGTCATATTATACCCATTAGAGTTTATTTGTTGTACATAGGTAGAATAATATTCTATCCAATACTATTCTTTTTCATTAAGCTAGTCTCGGCTACATTCTTCTAAAACTTCAAAGACAAAATTTTCAATACCATACTTGCGAATAGCTTTATAAAAAACTGTATTATATTGCTCCGCATTAGGATTAAAAGGTTCTGTTCTGTGAGATTTCCATCGCCTTTCAATATCAATAGACTATCCGATATAACTTTTATTATTAATCTTATTGGTAATCTTATAAATTCCTACCATTAAGTGTCACCTCATATAAGTTCCTCTCCTTATAATTCCACAGTTCCTATCCTGTGTTTTATTTGTGAAAGAGGAGAATATCTTCTCCCCTTTTCACTATAAATATTATATCATAAAATTTTAAAAAAGTCAAGTATTAAGGTACTTCTTTCCATCCAGCGGGATAAGCCGCGGGAGACCATATATTATTATCAATTACAGATTCATATACCTTTCCTTCAAAGCTAACCTTATCGCCCGTCATATAAGCATTAGTAGAATCTGGTTGCTCCCATTCAGGAATAACATGCTCATCTGGAATTAATACTTTTACCCATAAGCTGGTCGCGGCCACTGGGGTCCACGCCTCTTGTGGTATATGGGCTTGTAAGCATTTATATAAAATATTTTCATATCTTACGCGGTCTCCAACTTTATAGCCATCTTCTTTATCTGGTGTCCAATTTGGAAATAGATTGGTGGCTTCAAGGGCATCTGCGTCATCTAATGAGATGGCGGCTTTTTCTATATAAGTGCGCAATTTATGCGCCAATTCTAATAAAGTCATATATTATTCCACCCCCAATAGGATTTTTGCCGCGGTAAGTTCTTCTTCAAGGCGTTGAGATTGTTGAGAAAGTAGAGTGATATATTCATCTTTAGAATATTCAATATAATCATATTCATAGCCACTTTCTTCTTTACCTTCTAGTGCCGCGGTGTAGGGCTAAATATTAGAAGCAATAAAAACTTTATCTTCTTTTATTTCAATTTCTTGGGGTTGATTGGAACTTTGTACTTTTCCGTAATTTTTCATTTTAATCAACCTCCCATTGTATTGCGCCAGAGATTATAATTTGCATCATGGATACTATTTTTTGTAGGAACGAACATCAAGCGCGCACCGAAAGTCGCGGCGGAATAGTTCATATCGCGGTCGCAAGCATAGAAAAACATACCATTGCGGGTAGCAAATAGCCAATCGCCGCCAAAAGACATGGAGCATACATTATTTAGATTAGATACTATCCAAACATAGTCGCCAATTGGAGTCGCGCTATTGGCATTTGATGCTTCCGCGGGAATAAATACCCAATCGTATTTCTCATCGCCATAACCCATGCCAGAAATCCAATCGCTTGTATTTGGTAGGCAAACGCCAATACTTTCATAATCCTCTGTAATTGTAGAAGAATAGTTATAGTTTTTACAAATGTATGGAACACCACCATTTAAAGTGCCATCACCAAATACATTAATGCCGCCAATTAATTTCCAAATATTTCCATATGGATTTTCTTCGCCGCGATAAGAAATAGAACGCTTACCTGCTTCGCTATAATTATTCGTAGTACCATTGATAAGATTGCTACTACGTGTTGCCGCGCCAGAACTGTTACCTAATGCCGCGGTAGAACCGGTAATGCAAGCGCGATTATAGGCATAAGAATTTTCTAGATTACTTACGCCACTTTCAAGCGCGGTTTGAATATTAAATGTACCATATTCTAGTAAAGAAAGCATTTGGTCTATACTGCACGCCTTCATATCTATAATATGCCATCCTTCACCGCGATTGCGCGCAAGTTTTTCCGCATTTTCAATTGTTAGATTGTTATATTCACCACTCATTGGCTTTGCGCCCGCGATAGAAGATAACTTATCTGCCGCAAAATCAATACCCGCGGCATCGGTTTTGTTATAATCCGCGGCGGAAACATCATAAGCGCATCCTTCATACGCGGATAAAAGAATATATTCTAATTCATTACCATCCTTATCTATAAATGCAGGATGAAGTTTAAATCCTGATTGCTTTGTAGCAGAAAGAATTATGGATTCCTTACGAATAATTTTTCCAACCTTACTATTTACTGTAGTTAGTGGTACGCGCTGATAGTAGAATTTTGGCTGATAAACCATAACTTGTCCATTACTGACGTCTTCTTTATACGCGGTGTCGCCATAGAAAGCGGTGTCGCCATAGAAAGCGGTTATCACGCCATCATCATTTACATTACAACGTTTGCGCCCACCATACATTACATAGTCATCAAATACCGTTATAGCGGTTGATTCTTGTGTGCGGCCAACGCTCTTGTTTTCATAGTCAATAGCACTACCAACCGCATCCTTTGCTTGATAAACACCAGTACGAATTAGTGCTTCAATAATAGATTGCTCTGTGGTATCACTTGCAGTGATGTTGCCATCTTCACCGACAATGACTACTTGACCGGCATTATCTCCGCCAAGATTACTGGTGCCGCTACCGCCACCACCAGAAGTTCTTATTTTAGCTTCCAACGCGGTTTTTACATCAGTAACATAATTTGTAATTGCCTTTTGTGTCATAGAACCATCTTCATTGGCGCCAGAAACAGTATAATTCTTTTCTACCACGTAGGTATCGGTGTTTCCATTTTTCGTTACATTCGCTTGCTTAATTTTCGCCGCGGATGTATTGTTATCCGTAAATGTAATTGTGCCGCCAGCATTTTGAATTTGACCTTCAAGCGCGGAAGCACGTAATTGTAAATCCGCAACATCCGCTGCTGTGGTGCCCATAGCCTCTTCTACGCGGTTATCAACTAATGTTGCTGCCGCGGCTTCAAGATCAGCCTTCATTTCATCAAAATCTGCGGCTGCCGCGGTTGCCTTTGCGGCGGCTTCATTCGCAGTTGTATTTGCGGCTTGTGTATCAGCCTCAATTGCCTCTAATTGGTCTACAATATTATTGGCGTCCGTCATTGCTTGCTGGGCTTGACGCGTAAGGGTCGCGGTTTCACCAGTAAAGGATTTTGCGCGCGCGAGAATAATATCAACTATATCCATATTGATTCCCCCTTACACTTGAATCCAAGTTTTATCAGATTTGGCTAGATAAAAATTTAATGCCCCGCCCGCGGATTCATCAGCAAGAACCACGCATACGGAGCCGAGATTAATTTCACTTGGGTCTATATCTGCCATATCGGCTTTGGTATCACAGAAATGTTCGTAGGTTATAACATTATCTATATTACCACGCTTCGTCATTTTATGAGCCATAAAAATCACCTCTTAAAAAGAGGAGAAGGATTATTCTCCTTCTCCTTCTGGTTCAGTATTTTCTGGTTCTGATGTATTTTCTGGTAGAGCAACTTGTGCCATACTTACATTTGTATTTTGTCCGCCACTATAAATATTAGTGGTATAACTTAATACAAAAATATTTGATGTGCTAAAAGTTAGATTAGTTATTACTTCTCCACTTTCTTCCATAACCCTAACTTTTGTAATTGGAACATTTTCAAAATATAAAAGATTTGGAATAGAAGCGGCTGTAATATTAAAGTTCATATTTGTAGAATGAGAAGAATAATTTTCAATCTAAAAATTAGTAGATTGACTAAAATTATCTGACATAAGAGCATGAGAAAAATCTTCATTAAATACTAATTTTAACATATTTATTACCTCCTGGACTTATTGTCCATTAATATGTATTATTTCTTATCTTACTTTAATCCAAATTCTGCCATTAACAGGTATGTTTCCAGTACCCCATGTTGTATAATTTGGAATCTCTGATACAATTCCTATTATGGCATCTGGATATTCTT